TACGACCATGTGAGCAGACAGGTGCAGGATCTAATATCTCGCCACCTAATTGCGCTTTAATGTCTGCGATGCTTTCAGCTGCAGGTCGCACACTTCCCACGCCTTCAACCTTTACTGCAGGTACAGCAGTAGCCCATAGATCAACCTCTACTGCAGGCTGAGCCGCTAAACGTTCTACCTTCTCCATGTCCTGCCGTGTAGGCCGTGCATCGCTAGGCATCAGTAACCCGATGGCTCGACCGATTGCGCTGGTGCTGCAATTTTCGATCCAAAAGTCCCTGTTTACGCCTCGATCTGATCTCTGCTCAAAGGCATAATCAATAGCTGCCGGCACTACATCCTCATGCTCACGAAATACGCAGGCTCTAATTACTACATAACCATCTTTAACGTTTAATTCAACGATCTCGGTAGTTATGCGCCCTGCGATATGTGTTTCTCTAAACCGCTTTATGCGACTATTTACATCCTCATAATTATTTAGGTCAAATGCCATCACTTGACCACACGATCACTAGCTACACGCATACCAGCTGCGCGGCCACGATTGTAGCCATCCTTCACGCCTTCTTTGTAACCGACTGACCAACCTACGATAAACCAAGCAATACTCACCATTATTACGAATACTGCTACTTTTTCTATATCCATTTACTTCGCCCTTGTTTGGGTTAAGCCGTGCTACACCGAATTAGGTAGCCCTGCCTAACGTGTAAATAAAGGGTAAAGCCTTGGACTGACAGCGGTCAATAACCGACACGCCCTAACGGGTTAGTAACATCTCGTAGATGCTATCTACCTTGGCCTCTATGCGATCTACTCGACCGCGTAGGTTATGGCCGCCGTTATTGTCCATGCGTAATTCGCTTAGGTAATACTTAACTAGATGGCGAACCAGCCCAGCCGCAAACCCCATAAGTGTGCAAATACCTATGGCTATTGCTAGTAGCGACTGGGCGGCCGTCATTTACTTAACGCCGAAAGTAGGATCGCTAGGGTTCATGGCACGCATCAATGGGCCAAGAAGTCCTGCAACGAACGCATTAGCTAGTGTCTTTGGATCGGTGATACCGGACATGTAAAGTGCAGCAGCGCAGCTAATAGCGGCGCGTAGGTAGGACAGGCCAGCGGCCTTAGCTTGTTCTTTCATGGTCTTACTCCTAAATGCCCTTAGTTGACTTGTTTTAATACTGCAATCGTATGCGTACCCGATGCAGCAATACCATATAAGCCTTCGTGATCGCCTACCGGCACTTGCAGTTTATCGCCATTATCTAGTTTGTAGCCGTTAGATGTAGTTACGTTAGCATCGCCTAAATAGACAGCACCGCCGCCTAAATTATGTAGCCATACTGTTTGATCCATAATATTTGCAGCTACTAAAAGTGTGGCTGTTGAAGTTACTGTTACTTGTGCGCTAGTCGGCATAACTTAGTCCTAACTTTTCTATTAGTTTTGCGGCTTTTACGGGGTCGATCCCCACCTCAAAATGCATTTCATCCTTGCGTGTCCAAGTACCGCCCCAATTTAGGCCGTACTTTCTACATAATGCCAGGATCATCGGTACTTTCTCAGCTGGAAACGTGCCAGCCTTGCCTAGCGGATGCTTAGTAGCGTTAAGGTCAATGGCAGTGCCGCTGCTGTGATTGCTTAACTTGCCCGGTACGCCTCGTACATCTCGGTAGCAGTAGCCCCAATCATCTAACGCACCGCCATCGATCGGCTCGATCAGTTCATGAAACTGCTCTGCAAAAGCAACAAGTAGAGGTGCAGCAAAATAGGCGCAGCGCAGCTTTACCTTGCTGCCCTTGATCGCGTAAGACTTGATACGGATCGACTCAACCTCTTTAGATGCTGGCCAGCCGTTATAACTGATTGCACTCATCCCAGTAGCAAAGCGGCTTCCTCGGCTGTTATGCCAAGTTTTGCTAGTAATGCCTCGCGTTGCGCTGGCTTAGCAGCCTCAGTAGCCTCAGCAATCGCTTTTAATTCTGCAGCTTTAGTTAAAACATCGGCATCGTTAGGCCGCTTTTTGTCATTATCAATTACTAAAGTAGATAAGTCTGAGTCATTAAAAGAAAACTCAATACCTGGTGAAAGTTCACGAATTGCTTGAGCTAGATATTTTGGATTCATTATGCACCTATTTCCATGAGGATCATTACAGAGTTTGTTGCGCCAGTTTCTTGAAAGACAAGTGTTTGACTGTTGGCTGTTGTATCGACTTTGCCCTGTGTCTTATATGTAGTTGCTGAAGTTGTTGACGGACTGTCCAGATAATTAAAGTTAACAATAGATCGAATTAGTGCAAAGGTGCTGCCATCAAAACGATTGCCAAAAGTTTCATAGCCATTTGTGCCAAAATCGCCTAAGGTGGTTGCGCCACGTAATAATTTAATGCCCATTTGCGCGTTGCGGTCAGATTTGCTTACCGCTACAAATTGCGCCACCATAACTAGAACTTTACTTGTTGCCAATGTTGGCGTAATAGTTGCTGTCAAAGTTGAATCAGTAAATGTAGTGCTGGCAATTGTTGTGGCAGTTGTTGTAGTTGCTTGAACTACTTGCAAAACTTTTCCACCACCACCAGCACTAACTGGTGTCCACGCTGATCCAGAATAATACTCGGTTGAGTTAGTGTCTTTTAAGTAACTCATATTGCCTTCTTGTGGGCTAGTTACCGCAGCTGTACGGGCTGCTGCATCGGCAAACACCCATACGCCTTGCATCAAATAGCCATTAGTATCCGCGGCAGTTAGCACATCCCCGGTAACGAACGTTTTTAAGCCTAATCCAGCAGCCATTTTCTTATCTCCTTAGTAACTTAATACCGACGTATCAAGTACGCCATATTCGGTTGAGTTTAATATAAACCCATCTATTACGGGTTCAAGTGTAGTAAAGGTAGTGCGCCATTTATTCGGAGTAACGTTGTGTGCCACGCCGAAAACTTGAAGTGTTTTTGTCAGAGTCGAGCTACCGGGCTGGTTTGTCGTAATCGTTACAGGATCAAAAAAATCTAAATCTAGGGCTGCAATTATGCCTGTGTTGTAATTGTCTGTGTATAGGTCTAACTCGATTGCATCGCATCGAACGCTAGTTTCAGCGCGGCTTGCAACGTAGGCACGGGCATAGTCAAGGGCTACGGCATCGGTCTGCATTAGCAAGTCTTGCTGGTTATAGGTATGGGCAAAATATTTCTCAACGCTTGCAGAATTTACGGCAGATTGAACGCTGCCACCTGTCCTAGTGATATTTGCTTGGTTAAATACAAGGGTGTCATCTGTTCGCCATACGGCATTGGCGTAACCAATATCTGTACCGTTATCGTTAAAGACTGTAGGTGTACCGCCAATACTTGCCACCGTTACGGTTCGATCTTGAAAAGTCCACGATCCAGCGGCATCTACATATATTGCGCCGTATTCACTATTGGTTGCTACCTGCAACGCTGCTAAGGCTGTTCGAGCAGTACCGGGGTCTGCCTGCAAGGTAGTTAAACCTGCATCAATATCGCGCATAGATGCTGGCCATGAAATCGTATTAAGAATTTGGTTAATTCTTGTACCGCTTAGATCGCCAGCAGTTGCACCTGTAACGCTACTGATCTGTGCATTTTGAGCAAGGCGCGTAGCATCGACGGCTTCAATAATCGTATATACGACATCGTTTGCGTTGCGTGGAGTAGTTGTCGTGTAGCTGGTAATAAATCCGCTGAACATGGCATAAGTGCTGCCAGCATAAGTAGCTGATATAGAAACCTTACGCATAGGCGTTAGATAACCGTAGTACGGACTAGATGAGTTTTGTGGGTTAAAATCGCCGTTTTGATCCACGATGCGTAAAGTCATGTTGCCTGTTTGAAACTCATCGGCTGTAGCGGATCGACCGCGCCTAGTGGTAACGCTATCTACTACGTTAGACACATCCACGATTAGCGCAGCTGAGTCTGCCAATACGTTAGTGCCTAGTATGCCTTCTCCTATTATGAAGGCTTGAGCAAAGGCCGCGCCCGTACCAAAGTTAATAACCGCGTTTATTGTTGGAACTGTCATTAGCCTGGCAACGTTCCTGCAGGGAATTGACTCAAACCGCGCCGTATATTGTCCAGCATCGCACGATTAATTATGTCTGAAAAATCCTCACCATTTAAAACTGATCCTTCAACCACTACTGTTACTGAGTTATCAATAGATCCAGTTTTAGTACCAGTTGGAATAATAGGGAACATATCCTCGGCCGCTGCCCACGATGGATACGTCGGACTAGGTGCAGCAGATCCACCGCCAATAGTTACACGTTCGGTAGTAATTACCTGTGTAATTGGCTTAGATGCTTCGGCTAAATAAGCCTTTAACGCTGCCATTTTTGCATCATCGGCTAATTTTTGAGCAGCTGCAATACGAGCAATTATGTCAGTTTGTGTAGTGTAGTTAAGGATATCCATTGTGGCCTGAGCCTCTGCAACAGTATCTAATGCAGCAATTTTGGCAATAGTTAATAATTCTATTTGAGTTTTTTCTGTGTAAAAATTGGCTGCTGCTAAGCCACCCGATGCGATAATAGCCGCGTTATATTTAGCGTAAGCCGCTGCCCGTGCTGCTGCAGCTTCCTCCTCGGACATCTTGGCCGCTTTAATGCGAGCAAGTTCATCAAGTAACATTTGGTTAATGTAATTAAGTTCAGTTTCGCTAATGGTCTTAATACCGGCTAACTTGTTAGTTAGCTGCTCTTTAGTCAGTAGATCAAGTTGCTTTATATAAGCAAGTGCAGCCTCGCCGTTATCCTCCTCGATGGCTTGCATAGCCAATAGGCGTAGGCGTTCATCTTTATCGTAGGTAGATTTAAGGGCGGCTGCTATCTGGATCTTGCTAAGATCAAAAGTAGATGATGCCTTAGCAAGTGATGCTCTAGCCTTTTCATCCATTAAAGCTTTTTTAGCTGCTAATGCTTTTAGTTTTAATAGTGCTTTTTCTTTAGCCAGTCTTTCACGTTCAAATTTGGCACGTTCTTGTTCGATCTTAGATAATTGTGCAGCAGACTGATCTAATACTGTGCCGGTACTCATTTGGAAATTGCCCAATGGCCCAGTAGGGAACATCACTACATCTAATTCCCTGGCAAAGTCTTTTAGGGTCTGTTCATAACCTGGAATTGACTCGACAAAACCTTGCCAGTAACCCCATAGACCCGTAGTAGGTTTAATGCCTTTGGCTGTAAACTTAATAAATAGTGCAGCTGCACCAGCAGCCGTATCAATATCTTTAGCTAACTTATCTATATCTGTTTCACCTGTTAGAGATTTAAGCGCATCTAATAGGGCATATCCGATAGTTTCACTAGCTTCACCTGCAGCAGTATTAAGTACATCTAATTGGCCACCATAAGTTTCTAGGGCAGCCTTACCAGAACCTTTGAATTGTTCAGTTAATGCGGCTTGAATTTCGGCAAACGTAGCAGTTTTTAACTCTGCAGCGGTCATTTGTAGATTAAGTTTTTTCAAGCCTTTAGTGTTGCCTAGGTATGCCTGGCTCAAAGTGTTTACAACAGTATTAAAATCAACGCCGCTACCGCTAGATACATCAAAGGCTAAGCCCATAAGTTCTTGGCTCTTAGTAACTGACATTGTTGCCTGAGCCAATTTACTAAATGCCGGGCGTAGTTCATCATCTACAATGCCTGTTTGTTGCTGCATCTGTTTGATAAATGCTTCTACCGGTACTTGAGCATATGCCAAACCTACGTTTGATAAATTCTGAGCTAGTACCGCTGTTGCTTTAGAGTCTTGTGCTGCAGCCATCGCAGCCGCTTTACCAAACTGAATAAGTTTACGAGCTGCAAACGCGCCTAAAAAGGCT